AAAAGGCCTAAGAAAAGTGGTGTTCCAGAAACCATGCCCGTCCTCTCATTACTTTTCAATCTTCTGCTTGCACGATGTGCAGCTATGCAAAAGATGAACCTAACGGCCAGTCATGCTGTTCTTGAGGCGTTTTTTCGAAGAAGGGGAATCTAAAGGATCGTTACGCTGTGATTCGGCTCGCCCCCCGCAGTTGAAGGATGACGTTTTTGCACGATTACGATGCGAAAGAGTAAAGCGGCCCACAGCAATCCAATGAGGTATGAGAGCAGTACATCGCTTGGCCAATGGGCTCCCAAAACGATGCGCGCCACCCCTACCGCCAGCCGAAGCAAGCAACACAAAGTGGGCGCAGCCAGGCGTCATCTCCGGCCAATTTTTTGACAAAAAGTGCTGCCAAAAACCCCATGGTCGATGCGTAAGTCAGAGCAAAAATCGAAGGAAAGAAGTAGCCGGAAAGCCGGTCGGGGTGGCAATAGTAAGAAAAACGGCCAGCCCCAAAAGCAGCATCCACATCTTCTGCTTTCCACTCATTGTCTGCCTCCGGCTTATTGACGAGAGTCCCAAAGGGGCTGCGCTGCAATACTTCAGTGTGATTTATGGCAAAACGTAATTAGGGGAATGGGATAAGTAAACTACCAGAATTGTGATAAATGAGATTTTGTAACCTTTACAGGTGGTTTACAAAGAGGTGCTTAAGTGCCATTTTCAAAACTGTTTTGACGAAATGTGAAGATCCCTCAGGTGGATTTTTCACTTCAGGTTCGATCAGCTTATTCAGGTAGATTAATTTTGGCAATCTGATGCCTTCATCCATTGAGCGAAACAAGACCGTTACATTTGCCTTGATCTTGGGTGCTATCAGCGCCTCAGCCACCTCGGAGAGCTGGATGCTGGCCTTGTTTGAGTAGCAAATCTGATGTTCAGTGGTGAGTTCCATTCACCCTCCTTGCCATTTTTCCGCGTTATGCAGAACGCTTTTGCATAAATGAAAAATCCACAAAAACGATGTTGCCGAATTTGTGCACAACTCTGGTGTCGTAGTTAAGCCGTCTTTTGATGAAGCGGGCCGTTTTCCGGAATTTGTTTAGTATTAACATTGGATTCCAGGGTCTGAGCGGTGAAATGCTTTTCGAGCTGGATCATGCGCTCGCGGAGGCTGGAGACCTCCAGCTCCAGCTGTTCGATTCTTTTTTCCGCGGAAATTGCACGATGGAAATGCTGGATATTCAGATACAGAGCGGTGGCATAGGAAGTGCCCGACTCCAGGACCTCGGCGGTCATGGTCAAGGCATCCGAGATCCTGAAGTCAGGCTGTTGGGTCACCGGCTCGCCTGCCCTATTATTTTCTTCCCTCCCCGGTTCTTGCGCCGGAACATCCCTTAAATACGGTTCACCCTTCCCGGTCAACAGCCAATCAATATTCACTCGATACGTTTTGTGAATGCGAATTAACTGCTCGCCTTGGGGCAACCTTCCTTTAGTGTACGCGTGGAATGTTCCTGGTGCTATACCGGCTTTTGTGGCGAATAATGCAGGCTTCCCGGCAGCATTATCATCAATTAGTTTTTGCAGTCGCTCAATAAAATCAGTGTTCACTCATTTTTCCATTGACACGATTAGCAAATACAAATTATACCTTTGATGAATGTGAACAAAACAACGGAAACAGCAAGATAACACACTGGTTACGAGGTTCAATAGCAAAATGAATGCGAAATCCGGACAGATGCCAAAGCAGCTCAGTATGTGGGATTCGATCATTCCCGATCCTGGCCCACCGCTAAAGGCTGCCATGAACGAGGCGTTAAGGGCGTGTTCTCTGTCCAGGGAACAGGTTTGCGATCGCATGAATCGCATGGCTGTGTTGGCTGGGGTGACCTGCAACGGCAAGTGCAAGTCCGTAACTGCGGCCCTGCTGGACAAGTGGGTGGCACCGAGCGCGACCGGGCACATGATTCCGCTGCGGCTGCTGCCAATATTTTGCCGGGCGGTGGAGTCGAATGCTCCGTTTGAAGTATATGGGGCCTGCTTCGCCGGCGCCAGGGTGGTGAGTGAGGAGGCATATCAGGTTTTGCAATGGGCGCAGTCCGAGATCGAGGCGAGGAAGGCGCGCAAACGGGCCAAACGGCAGGCGCTACAAGTAGGGATCGAGTAGGGAGGAACGGCATGGAAAAGCACATGGTCTTGTTTCAATTCGAGGGAATGGAGCTGCGGGAGGCGTGCTGGATCGACGGCAAGCCGTATTTCACGCGGCGCGCGATTGGCGAGTGGCTGGGATACAAATACCCGTTGGAGGCGATCGACAAGTTGATCGAACGCAACCCTCATATTGAAGATCCGAGGTGGTCAACCCAAGTCAATTTGACTTGGGTTGAGGGGGTCCGCGAGGTGACCAGGGCTGTCCGCGTTTACGACCCCATCGGCTTTCAGCTGATCGTGTTCGAGTCGCGGCAGGCGAAGGCGACGGCGTACAAGATTGCGGTGGCCAACCTGGCGTGGGCGTACATGAACGGGGAGCTGGTGCCGTCGAGGTGGGCGCGACGGGGTGACCTGGCGGCGGCGGCGCGGCAGATCCATTCGCTTCCGCCAAGCCGGGCGCGCGGGAGGCTGGTGCGGGATCTGGCGGAGCATGACGGCGTGAGCAGGCAGACGGCCTATCGGAGGCTGCAGCTGGTGAGCGGCAAGCGGATGCGGGAAAAGGTGCGCAGTAACCGGGGGGCAACAAGTTACCCGGAGGAAAAGGCGCGAGTGCTCGAATACAGCGCCGGGCATCCGAAAGCCGGCGGGAAGCAGATGAGGGAGACGCTCGGGCTTGTGGCCTCGGTGGCCAGAATCAACGCTTGGGTGCGCGAACAAAGAACGAGAAAGGAGTGCGGAATATGAATGCGGCAAGAAAACTATCCAATGATCGACAGCGGAGGGACGACCCCGGCATTGAGATTCGGGTGTGGATGCTGCGCAACCGGATTCGGGCGGTGGACCTGGCGCGCGATTTGGGGGTGACTCGTTCCGCGATCGCTAATTTTATGAACGGCGAGCCGCGGGCCAAGAGCCGGCGGATTTGGAATCTCTTCGTGGAAAAGGGGTGTCCCGAGGGGCTTTTGAAGCAGCTTTGGGGAGTGGAATAAGGAGGAACGGCATGGTGTCAAAGATTAAAGCGTGGTTGGAGCGGCAATTTGAAAACCAGTTCAAGAAGAGCCTAGCGAAGCAGCTTCGGCCAGGAGGCATGCTTAATCAGTCTATCGGTGCAAACCCAAGAGCTGTTCAGCCTGGCGAACAGCAACCTTCTCGATTTCCATCACGGTGAGCTTCAAGATGTCTGCCTTTGCCAGGAACACGGTTACGTTTGCAAAAGGTGAATCAGGTCCAGGTTTATCCACTTCAAGCCCGAGATGGACCCTGGATTTACCTTCATTCAACAGTTCCAGACCAGTTAACCAAATTTTCATGTTGTTGTCCTCCGCGTTAGTTGACGCCGTCCCCCAATGCAAGGATAGCACAAATGGCGCGGAAGATGTTGGGTATAGGGGGAAGGATGACGGACAAAAGCTACAGACGGATTGGGGCGGTAAAGACGGCGGCTGCGATCCTGGACCAGGTGGGTCGATCGCGCGGGGCAACGGCGAGGGAGCTGGCGGACGGCCTGCAGCTCCCTTACGGGACGGTCATGTCGCATTTGGCGACGCTGGCTGAGTGCGGATATGTGCGCCAGGACGGGGAGAGCTTCCGGGTTGGGCAAAAGCTTGGGGTCTTCTGGGCGATGCTGCGCGCAGATCTTCAGGGGCAGCGGGACAAAATCGACGAGATGCTGGCGGCGCTCGAATGCTAGCGCAAGGGGGGGGCGGATGGACTGGGAAGTTCTGGCGGACAAACCGCTGTGCGAGTGCAGCGACGAAGAATTGGCCGAAAAGGTGCGCATGGAGGAATAGAAGATGGGAAGAGGTAAGGATTTGGTGGACACCACGATGGACATGGCAGCGATGGATGAGATGTACAACATCGGCCGGCTGGAGGCGGACAAGGCCAAGGCCGAGCTAGAGGCCAGGGTGATGGAATCGGAGGCCCTGGGTAAGATCAAGGCCGCGGATTTCAACATCAAGACCAATGAGCTGCTCAAGTTCGTGACCCTGCACCAGGTGAAACAGAGCAAGGAATACAAGAAGCGGGGGAAAACCTGGGGGGAATTCTGCGAAAGTATTGGGATGTCGGTAAGAACGGTGGATCAGATCCTCTCGGAGCTAAAGCCGCTTCTTAAACAAATTTCGGCAGTTCATGCCGAAACTTTAGGCATGCCTTTGAATAAAATCAGGCTCTTAGGGTGTGCCATTTCGGCAGATCTTGCCGAAATTGAGGACAACACCCTGCGTATCGGTGACCACCGAATCGAAATCATCCCCGAGAACAAGGAAGAGATCGAAGCGGCTATCGACCTGATGAAGGACGCCCGGGAGAAGGAGCAGGCGGAGCACAAGGCGGAGCTGGAAAAGAAGGACAAGCTGATCGAGCGGCATCAGAAGCACCTGGACACGCTGGTGAAGGAGGAAACCCAGAGCCTGCGCACCGAGCGCGACGAGGCGGTGAAAGATCTGCAGAGGTTCAAGATGTTCGACCCCCAGGCGGGCAAGGATCTTAGCTGGAGCGCGGACATGATGAAGGAGGTGTTGAAGGCTTCGGCTCAATTTGCATCGGTGTGCCGCACCTTCATTTTGGATGAGCGGCTGGAGGATCATATCGAGCTGCAGGCGGAGGTGGAGGGGTTTATGACTCAGGCCGAGATGATCCTCTCGGAGCTGCGGCGGTTTTGGACGGACCGGTTCTGCCCGCTGGACGATTGAGGATGCCGGGAGCTGAAAGGGGTGGATGTTGTGGAGCTTTTGCCATCAGTCGTCGAGGCGATACGGGGAGAATGGAAGAGCGCGGCAAACGGAGAGAAGACTCTCCTGGTGCGCAAGTGGGCGGAAGTTTTGGGGTGCAGCCCGCAGACTCTTTACCGGGTGCTTGGGGTGGGCCGCAGGCGCAAAAAGGGAGAGCGGAAAATTGAGGGGATCGAACGGGCTGCCGAGCTGGTGGCGCAGATCAAGCGTCGGCCTCCTGAGGATGCGGGTGAGATATCGACCGACCAGGCGCTGGAGATGGCACTCGATGGCGGGATCATTGCCGAAGAGCTGGGTCAGGTGTCGGTCGCAACCTACAACCGGTTGATCCGGGAGAAAGGAATGTGCCGGCGGGCGCCGCGGGTGCAGAGGTTCCAGGCGATGCGGCCGAACGAGCTGCATCATATTGATGCATCGAGCTCGAAGTACTTTTACGTGCACCGGGTGCTGCCCGACGGCGATTGCGTCTTGAAGCTCATGCGGCACGTATCGGCGCAGGGCTACAAGAACAAGCCGACTCCAGTGGAACTGCGGCCGTGGATGTACGGTCTGACCGACGATTACAGTGGCTATCATGTGGCGCGGTATGTGGCGGCCAGGGGCGAATCGCTGGCCGATAATCTGCTGTTTCTGCAATGGGCCTGGGCGCAAAACGAGGACATGGAATTTTTCGGCCTGCCGGCAAAGATCAAAGCCGATCACGGCCCCATGATGAAGGGCGAGTCGGCAATAGATTTGCTGGCGCGGCTGGATATCGAGATCAGCCCCAGCGTGCCTTACGAGAAGCGCTCGCACGGCAAGATCGAGCGTCCCTGGCGGACGCACCAGCAGCGCTTCGAGAAGCCGTTTTACGTGGAAGCGGACTGGCAGCATTTCGAGATCCTGCTGAGCGAGCTCAACCGTCGGTTCATTATCTATCTGGAAGAATACAACAGCCGGCAGCACCGCTATGAGAAGGAGGTGAGCCGCCTCGATATGTGGCGGCGGATCAACCAGTGGGGTGGAGCGGTGGCAATCCCGGAAAACATTCTGGGCACGGTCGCCCGGCGCCGGAGCAGGAAGGTCGGCGTGGACGGCGTGGTGTCGGTGGACGGCAAGGAATACGAAGTTAAGGGCCTGCATGATCGGTGGGTATGGGTTTATGAGGGGGTGTTCGAAGATCAAATGGTGGTCGAGGACAAGGAGAGCGGGGAAAAATACCAGGTCAAGAAGTTTGCCCCCACTCCTCTCGACACCTTCGTCGGGCATGAGCACACCGAGCACCAGAAGGCGGTTAAGGCGGCAGGGACGCTGGAGCTTAAGAATACGCTTTATACGGAGCGGGAGGCGGCCGAGGGCAATGTGATCCGCATCCCGACGCGGGTGAAGGAAGTGAGATCGGTTGAAAATCCGCTCGATACGGACAGTTTTTCATCCATCGAGGCGGCCATGCGGGAGTTCTTGTCGATCTGCCCGCTGCGCCTGGATGCGGAGAACCGGGAGGCGGTGCGGGATACGATCATCGAGCACGGGCTTTCGCGCAGCTATGTGCGGGAGCTGGCACTCAAAATACAGGCCGAGATCGGCCAGGAGGAAAGCTATGGCTAGCAGGTTGGAAGTGTTGAGCCAGTTCGGTTTTTCGAGCGATCCGTTCAGTTGGCGGATGGAATCGGCGGATTCGAAGCGGATCAAGGGCATTTTGGGCATGGCGATGAGCTCGCGGGCGATGGTTTCGGTGGTTGGCGAGCGGGGTATCGGCAAGAGCGTGGCGGTATCGGCTGCGCTGAGAAAAAGCAAGGCAAAACTGGTGCGGGTGCTGTCGGCTGACAAGGGAAAGATCCATGCCGGCGACATCCAGGAGGCCATGATTTTGGATCTGTCAGACGAAACGCCGCGCAAGACCAAAGAAGTGCGGGTGCGGCAGCTCAGGCGTATCCTGGGAGAATCATCGAGGAAGCAACCGGTGGTTGTGGTGATCGAGGAAAGTCACCGGCTGCACCCGATGACGCTAAGGAGCATCAAGAACCTGCGGGAGCTTGATTGGCTGGGGGAGACGCAGCTTTTCACGGTGGTTTTGATCGGTCAGTCGGACTGCACGCAGAAGGCGGGGCTCGCCGAAGTGCGGCTGCGGACCGAGTCGGTGCAGATGCACGGGCTGACGAGTGCCGAGGTGATCGAGTACGTGCGCCGCACGGTGGGCAGTGTGTTCAGTGAGGAGGCGGTCGCGGCCTGCGCTCAGATCGAGGACGGCAGGAATTACCTGGACCTGCAGGAAGCTTTGATTGTGGCGATGGAGCGGGCTCTGGCGGCCGGGCGGGACGAGGTTTCGGCGGAGGATTTGGGCATTACAGATGGCAGACAGAGGGCTGAGGATAGAAAGCCTCGCGACGATGCGGCGAAGAACGCCGCGCTGCGCTCGGTTTTGGAGCGGCGCAGGGAGCAGGGAGCAATGGTCTCGGAAGCGGCCGGAGCTTTAGCGTGAGGAGCGGATTTTATGTGGATACTGGCGGGCATTTTAGCGGCAATTGTGGTGGCTTCGCCGTTGATTTTGGTCTACTGGCGGGCCGGCGGAAAGGGGGCAAATGATGGAACTGGTGAGGACTGAAGAGGAAATAGCCGACCTCATGTGCAGGTCTTACGAGGCGATGATCGAGGGCGGCAGGCATCCGCAAATGACTTACGAACAGGGGATTGTCGCGGCCGTCCGGTGGCTGACCGAGCCCGATGATGACGACGATCCGATGGATGATGACGAGGGTAAATGATGGCGATCGATGTGGCGGTTATCGAGCAATGGATCGAGGAGAACACCATTGCCTGCCCAATGGGGAGGCTCACCAGGAAGATGTGCGCCGCACTGCGCTCGCGGCCGCGAATCGGGGAGGCATCCAGCCGGCAAAAGGACTGGTTTTTCGACAGCCGGCAAGACCTGGTGCGGCCGGCGGTGTGTGAAAAGTGCGAACAATTCAAGTCAGGAGAACAGATGACAGAGGACAGTGGACAGAAGACAGAGGGCGTCGGCAAGTACGTGTGTGAGCTGCACGGGGTGCATGACGGCATGAAGCTGGGGCGGGCCTGGACGGCCAAATGCCCGGCGTGCATCATCGAGCGGCGCAGCAAAGCGCAGAAAGAAGCGTTCGCGCGGAAGAAGGCGGAAGGCCGGAGGCCGGATGACAGCGGTCGGAAGACGGAGGTCGGAGAGCTGCCTGCAATTTCGGTGAGCGACATCGTGATGGATGGCCCGCCGGCCTGCGGCATAGGCGTAAGTGTTTTGGGCGCTGATCAGCCAAAGTGGAATCCGTGTCTGACGGTCGATTTTTCCGATTACCCGGAGATTTTGAACGAGTTGCAGGCGGCCGCGCTGAATGATTTTCGGGATATCAACCGGCAGGCGATATATCTCATCAACAAGGGGCTGCGGGAAGCCGGGAAGGAAGCGGCATGAGGCTGGTGTGTCCGGCGTGCGGCGCCATTGCATCGCGGGAGGCGTGGGAGAACGACACGGCGGCCAGGCAGTTCAACGCGTTGCTGGTGTCTCTTTCGCCGGCGGTGCAGCGGCACGCGACCCGGTACCTCGGGCTGTTTCGAAAGGGCGAGCGGGGGCTTTCGTGGAAGCGGGCACTGAAGCTCTTGAGCGAGCTCAAGGATATGGTCGAGTCGGGGTGCGTGCAGTGGGACGGCGGCGAAATGCGGCCGGCCCCTCCGGAGCTTTGGGCGGAAGTGATGGAATACATGGTCAATAGCGGCAAGAAGGAGCTCTCCGACCACCATTATCTGAGAAAGACGGTGTGGTCGAAGGCGCGCTGCCTGGCGGCGCAGACCGAGCAGCAGCGAGAGAACGCACGGCGTCATGCGGTGCGCGATCCGGAGCCGGTGAGCGATGAAGAGCGGGCGGATGTGAAGGATATGTTCAACCAATTTTTCGGGAGGAAGACATGATGAGGAAGCTTTTGGAGACGGCAAAACGCAGGTGGCACCAAAGGTGTTTGGCTAAGTCACTGGAAAGCGCCAGGCGGCATTTGTCCGCGCTTTCCGGCGTGGACATGGCTATGGCGAGCTTTTGCATGGAGCTCGATCCGGACATGTGCAAGATCGTGGTCGATGGGGCCGAGCGGCCTACGATGTGGGTCAATTAGGAGGGGGACATGGCTGACGATGGGCTGAAATATAGGGTGCTGGCCATGCTCGCGAGGCATGTCGGAAAACACAACGTGATTGGGATGGGGGAGCTGTACGAGAGCGTTTTTGGCGAGTCGTGGAGCAACCGTATCAATGACACGCGGGCTCTGCGGCAAGTGATCACCGAGCTACGCAAGGACGGTACACCGATTGTATCCAGCTCATCCACCAGCGGCGGCGGCTACTACCTGGCCAGCGCCGGCAGCGAGCTGGAGGAATACTGCCGGAAGCTGCGCGCCAAGGCCCTGCGGGCATTGACGATGGAGGCCAGGCTGCGCAACAAGACATTGGGCGAGCTGATGGGGCAGCTGCACATGAGCTGCGACCAACCAGCAAAGGGGTGAATGTGGCGCGCAAGAAGATGGAATCGATAATGGATGAGGCGGATCGGATGCTCGGCCGCGTGGCGCTCATGCTGGAGCTGGTCGAAAGGGCTGAAAAGGTCGCCGAGCGCGAGATCGAGAAGGTGCGGGCCGCCAACCAGGAGCGTATAGCATCAGCCAAGGCTGCGCTTGGCGAGGCCGAGCTGGAATTGATTCAGTATGTGCGCAAGCACAAGGCAGGGATCTTCGCCGGCGGGGACCGCAACCAGCTGCCGCACGGGGTGCTGTACCTGCGGCTGCAGGCGCGGGTGAAGCGTGCCAGGGCGGTGCTGGAAAACCTGGAAAAGCTGGGCAGAACCGAGCTGATCAAGATCGCCAAATCGGTTGACTGGGACAAGGTGGACAAGCTGCCGGACTCGGACCTTGCAGCGATCGGAACGGAGCGTGTGCGCAAGGAGTCGATTGAATATGAAATTATCCGCGCGGCGCCGGAAAAGGGGGTGGCGAAGTGACCGAGGGCAGAGAACGCGAGAGGGTTTATCGGCGAGGCTCGGGGGGATCGACGGTAAGGGCGATTCAGTGCCGGTTGAGTGAGCTGGGCTATTATCGCGGACCGCTTGACGGCATTTTCGGGGGCGGCACCGAGGCGGCGGTAAAGGCTTTTCAGCGAGAAAGTGGGCTGCAGGTGGACGGCAAGGTGGGGCCGAAAACTCGGAATGCGCTCGGTTTGGCCGGTGGTGGGCTGTGGGATCTCAGTTTCGAGGAGCGCGAAATAAAGAGCGTGGCCGAGTGCTGCCTGGCGCTGACCGGGGCGTTCGAGACCAGCCTGCCGCCGCCGGAATGCTTTGCGGCGGTGGCCGGCGATTTCGACGGCCAGGGAATTTCCTTCGGCGCGCTGCAGTGGAATATCGGGCAGGGGACGTTGCAGCCGATTTTTCGCGACCTGGTGGGGCGGTATCCGGAGCTGATGCTGTCGATTTTTAGCAGCCACCTGCCGGAGCTGGAGGAAGTGTTGAAGCTGACCAGGCCGAGCCAGATGAACTGGGCGCGGTGCATCCAGGATACCCGGAACAGGCTGCATGAGCCGTGGCTCGGCATGTTCAAGACGCTTGGGCGCACCCGGCAGTGCCAGGCGCTGCAGACGGCGGCGGCGGACGAAATGTTCCAGCGCGCGGTTAAGGATTGCTACACTTACCGGCTGCGATCGGCGCGAGCGGTGGCGCTCTTTTTCGACATACAGGTGCAATGCGGCGGCATCAATAGCGTGGTGGCCGGGCAGATCCGGCGCGACATTTTTGGGCTCGGCAGGCGAGAGGGTCTGAGCGAGGACGAGCTGGAAGTGAAAAAGCTTCGCATCGTGGCCAACCGCAGGGCCGAGTCCTACACCAGGTGGAGAGAAGACGTGCGAGCGCGCAAGCTCACCATCGCCAACGGCGAAGGCGTGGTGCACGGGAGGCATTACGACCTGGCGAGGGAGTACGGCATCGGGCTTGAGATCGCGATTTGATTTTTGATTGGTGATTTTTGATTGGTGATTGAAGCAGCATGCAGCATGGAGCATGGAGCATGGAGCATGGAACGGGAAGCAGGAAGCGCTGGGCTGAGCCGCTTATCAGCAAGGGGCAGATCCAGTTGATCAAGATCGGGCAAAAGGAGCTGGGCATGGAGGATGAGGACTACCGCGAGCTGCTCATGAACATGTTTCGGGTGTCATCCTGCACGCAGCTCACGCAGGCGCAGGCGACCAAGCTGATAGAGCATTTCGGTGCAATCGGGTTCGCGCTAAGGGGCGCTTCGGGGAGCGCCCGTTCAGCGACCGCCCCGGCGAGGTGGAAAGGGGCGCGGACCGGCGGCAAGGTGGTTCACCTGGCGAGCCAGGCGGAGCTCAATAAGATCACAGCCCTTTCGTATCTGGTTGAATGGCGGCGTGGCGACGGGCTCAAGCGGTGGCTGGACGCCCGCTTCGCCATAAAAAAGGTGCGCACGGCGCGCGAGGCGTTCAAGGTGATCGAGGGGCTCAAGGGGATGATTGTCAACCAGATGGATGCGAAATACGGCAAGCGTTGGTGGGAGGTGGAGTTTGCGGACGAGGGGATCAAGAGATTCGTCAGAGAGCATGGGCCGAAGGCATGATCCTTCATCCTGCCGGAAGGTGGTGCACATTACCCGGCATTTCAACGAGCGCTGGAAGCAATTTGTGGGGACGGTGCCGAGCCTGGAGGGCTTGAATGAGATCGTGGCCGAGTCGAGCAAGCTGAGAGGCAACATGAATGTCTTTCGGCATGACGGCCGGGGGCTGGTGCATGTAAAGCTTTTGGCCGAGTATTGGAACCACCGGATCGGGGTCATCATCAAGGTGGACGAGCAAAACGGGCACGCCGTGACGATCATTACGCCGCGCCGTGTCGAGGCGCGGGATAAACAGCAAAGGAGAATGTGATGTTGCATGCAAGGGACGATTACAACCGAATTCAGGATCCGGCCGGACGTATCGGCGATGACGAGCCGGTCTTTTTACTGCGGGCGAAAGACAAGGCGGCCCCGGCCGCGCTGCGCTGCTGGGCCGATCTGCACAAGGCGGGCGGGGGCGATCCTCTCATGTCGCGGAAGGCATACGAGCATGCGGATTTGATGGAGGACTGGCAGGCTGCGAACGGCTGCAAGACCGCAGATTTATGAAGGGAGCAGAGCGATGAAGCAGTTTGGATCGATGCAGGAAGCGGCCTGCGAGCTGGAGCGGGCACTGGCGGAAGACGGGGATTGCGGCGATGCGATGGCCTACATTTTCGAGCACGCGGACCCGGAGTTGAAGGAGCGGATGCGGCGCAAGCTGCACGAGATCTGCCCGGAGCTGAAGGCGGATTATTGCGACGAAACGGGCAAGGTGTTCTTCTCCGAGCATGTCGTTAAAAAGGCGCTCGGGCTGACCGACGAGCAGTTTGCGGAAGCCGTCGAGGGGCTGCCGGAAGACTGCATGCGCCGCGGCCTGGACGGATTGCACCGGATCAATTGAAAATTTTGTTTGACACGGCTGTCCGGAAATGCTTAAGCTGACACTGCCAAAACCTCACAGGCGGTATCGCCCCCGTCAGGGCCTTTTTTATTGGGCTAAGTCAAAATTTCCTGGAGATCCCCCTAACCGCGAGGCGGGGGCGCTTCCTGTGAGGCGTGGCAGATCTCCAGGATTTTTTATTGCGGCGGGGGAGCTCCGGGGCAGCCAAATTCACAGGAGGTTTATCATGGAAACAAAAGAATTGGACAAGAAGCTACCGGCAATCATCGATTTTTTGTTTGAGCAAAACCAGATCAGAACGCTATTCAATACAGACACGGGTGAGGGGTACGTGTGCCTCAGCGACCTATTGAAAGCGCAGGGAAGTACGACCCACCCATCTCAAATTCTCCCCGAGCTAGAGGATCTGTTCGGTGATGGGGTAAAAATTGTTTACCCCATCACTGATGCACTCGGCCGCCCCCAGGACACAATTTTCGTCTCCGATCCAGCAGCCACCTATGTCGTGTCTCGCGGCCGGACCGAGGCGGGGAAGCGCCTCAATCGCTGGTTGCATACCGAGGTCCTTCCCGCGCTCCGCAAGACCGGCTATTACGTTGCTCCCGGGGCGCGCATACCGAAGGCGCTGACCGAGCAGCGGGCGCGGGCAGAGGGGATACGGCGGGGGCTGGGGCTGCAGGTGCTGTATCAGCGCTACGGCATCAGCACCGAAGAAGTGGTGGAATATTGCTGGTACCGCTACATCGGCATCAGCCAGGTGCAGGCCGCAAAGCTCATGGGCGTTTCCAAGGATAGGCTCAAAAGGGCAGGCAGAATGCTCGGCGAGCTGGGGATCGAGCTGCCTGCCGCGATCCCTGGCAGCCGTATCGCCGCAGCCAAGAAGAGGCTTTTCTACAGCCTGCTCGGTATCGGCGCGGTGGATGTAGAGTTCCTGCGATTCGAGCGCGATTTCATTCAACAGGAGGTGTCGGCGCTGCCCGGTCCTGAGCGGCAGGATGAGACGGATCCCGGAGGTGAGCGATGAATGAGCGCACTCACATCATGCGGCAGTTGGTGTCGGCGGAGCATCCGGCGGAGGCGGCGACGGCGCTTTCCACCATCGCTGCGTTTCTTGGAGAGGTGCTCTGCACGGGCACCGAAGACGGCATGCTGAGCCTTAGCGTGGAGGCGACCACGGGGCTTTTCTGGCTGCTCAAGCTGATGGAGGTCGGAAACTGCGAAATAGCCGATCAACTGTAGAAAAATACTTGACATTCCGAGGCGCATGAAGGACATAGAAATGGACAGTCAGCGCGGCCTCGATCCGCCGATGAAGGCCCGCAGTTTCGATCATCCGCGAAAACGGATGAAGCGAAATTGGCGGGCGACGGGCAGAGAAGAATTTTTGATTGCTGATTTTTGATTGCTGATCGAATCTAAAATCAAGCGATCTAAAATCAAAAATAGTGAGGAACAAGCCCGGTCTACCATGTGAGAACATGGGGGCCGGGCTTTTTTATTTTGGGGGTATGCAATGAACTTCTTTCAGGCTTTCAAGATGCTCCCGGCGTTCTTTCGAGCCGGCGGGGACGTGCAGAAAAAGGGCTGGTATGGCTCGAAGACGATCTGGTTCAACTTGCTGGTTTTGGCCGTTGACCTGGCGGCCAAGGTGTTCGGCAAGGACCTGCCGGTCACCGGGGAAGCGATTGATGCTATTGCCGGCGGTCTTTGCGCTCTCGGCAATATTGTCTTGCGCTTCGCAACCACCACGCCGGTGGGTGTGAAGACCGTCCGTCAAGGCCAGGCCGGCTGAAGAGCAGAGGACAGAGGACGGAGGACAGAGGACGGGGGCAGCCGGGCGTATGGATGAGCTGGGGCTTTCGAGTGTCTGGGTTGGGGTGAAGTGCAAATTTTGAATTTTGAATTTTGAATTTTGAATTGGGGATGAGATGGGGTTTTGGAGCGGTCTGTTCGGTTTTTTCAAGGGGTGGTTTGCACGGGTGGCGGAGACGGCCACCGGGCGGATCGCGGAGGGGCTGTCCGGGATTGCCGTGGTTGCGGTGACCGAGCTGGCGACCCGGGATCTTTCCAGTGAAGAGAAGCGGCGGGAAGCTTTCGACGCGATTATCCATGCGGCCATCGTGGAGGGGATCGAGTTCACGACCTCGGCGGTCAATCTGGCCATCGAGAGCGCCGTAGCGATCGCAAAGGATGAGTCGTGAACGAGTACCTCAACCTGCTGAAGACAGTGGTGGACCTGGGCGGTTCGGCGGTGATCGCGACGATAATGATCGTGTGCGTCTATAAGCTGCTGGATCGCTTTGCGGTGGCATTCATGGGGAACATGGAAAAGATTGCCACATCGATCGGCAACCAGGCGCAGAGCATGAAAGAGATGAGCGCTTCGATCAACCACATGATCACCAAGGACAACACCGAGCACCGGGAGATACTGTTGGGGATGCAGGTGGTCGGCGAAGAGTTGAAATCGCTGGTCTGTGAAGTGCGGGGACTGAGAGGGGAAAGAGGAGAATGAAAGAGCTGGACAAGGAAAAGCATAACCGGGTGCGGCAGCTCATCCTGCGGATCGCCTGCCCGTCCTACCCGAACGCTCTCGACGCGCAGCTGGTGCGGGTGACGCTCGCCACTCTCGGCTACCCGATGGATGAAAAGGACCTGCGCTTCTACCTGGCATACCTGCAGGAACGCGGCTACATCACGGTGGATGAAAAGCGGGAATACGGCATCCTGCTGGTCACCATTACGGCTGCCGGAATAGATGTGCTGGACGGCCGCACGAAGGATTGCGCCATCGGCTGCGGGAGATTTTCGGAATGAGCGCCAAGGCGGAAGCCAGAGAG